GGAGTACATCGGCGGGACGATAAGCCAGCGGAAGCTCGCCAAGAAATACGGCGTTTCGGAAACCACTCTAATGAAGAAGGCCAACGCCGAGGGATGGGCGACGTTGCGCAGGGACGCGGACAGCAAAAGCGTAGCAATCGCACAGCAAAAGACAGCAGAGGCGGCGGCGGATAACGCCACGCTGGCGGCGGACATCAAGCACCGGCTGCTGGAACGCCTGCGGCGGATCGAGGCGAAATACCCGCTGGACGCCACGGAGGTGCGGAGCCGCAACGGGAACAGCACGGCGATATTTCGCTTGCGCGACCTGACGGCGGCGTATAAGGATTTGACCGAGGACATGCCGAAGGCGCAGGCCCCGAACGAGCTGCTGCAATCGCTGTTTGACCTCGAACGGGAGGCGCGGCAATGAGCGTCGAGTGGGGCACGAAGCAGCGCGGCATCATCATGGCCCCGTTCGACCGCACGCTGGACTGGCTGGAGGGCACGCCCAGAAGCGGCAAGACCACGGCGGGCACGATGCGCTTTGCCCGGCACCTGATCCGGAGCCGGGACGCGGCGCACCTGGTGACGGCCTACAGCGCCGAGCAGGCATACCGGCTTATCATGGACGGGGACGGCATGGGGCTGCTGCATATCTTCCGGGGACATTGCAGGACAAGCCACGACGACAGCGGGGCGCATTTGGTGATTACGCTGCCGGACGGGGAGCGCAAGGTGTATTGGAAGGGCGGCGGCAAGGCCGACAGCCACAAGGCCATCACGGGCATGTCGCTGGGAAGCGTGTACTTCTGCGAGATCAACCTGCTGCATGAGAGCATGATCCAGGAGTGCCTGCGGCGGACCTACGCGGCGCGGGATCGGTGGCACATCGCCGACCTGAACCCGCCGAGCCCGGGCGACCCGGTGATCAAGAATGTGCTGGAGGTGCAGGATTGCCGGTTCCTCCATTGGACGTGCGAGGACAACCCCATACTGACGCCGGAGCGCTTGCGGGAGATCGAGGCGGCCTGCCGGAAGTCTCCGTTTCTGTATAAGCGGGACTGGCTGGGCGAGCGGTGCATCCCCGAGGGCGTGATCTACTGGATGTTCGACCCGGCGCGGCATGTGCTGGAGAAACTGCCGGACAGCTTCACACCGGTGGAGGCGTTCGTGGCCGGTGACGGCGGCACGACGGACGCGACGAGCATCGGGTTTTATATCGCCGGTTATGCGGGGCCGCCCCGGCTGCCGTTCGACAATTCGCCGAGGGATTATCGGCTGTACCGCGTGGGCAACTGGTATTATGACGGGGCGCAGATGGCGATGAGCGACCAGGCACGGAAGATCTGCGGGGAGTTTCTGCCGTACATGCGCAAGAAGTACGGGATGCGGGAGAGCGGCATCTACATCGACCCGGCGTGCAAGGCACTTCGGCTGGAGATTGAAAAGTTTGGCTGCATGACCACCGGCGCGGACAACAACGCGCACGACATACGCGGGTCGACCAAGGGCCTGCGCGTGGGCGTGGAGATGCTGCAAAGCGGCATATCGGACGGGCGGTTCTTCCTGGTGGAGGACGGGCGCTATGGCTCGGGGCCATTTGTTAAGGAGGCCGGGCTTTACTGCGTGAACGAGCGCGGGGAGCCGGTAGACGCCTACAACCACAGCATGGACGAGTGCCGGTACGGCTATAACTATTTCGCCAAGCACTATGGGGTGTGGTGACGATGAGAATATGGGACACGATCAAACGATGGGGGGCGGGCCTGATGCAGAGGACGGCGAGCGCCACGGGCATCGCCCGGGAATACAAGGACATATTCGAGCTGGGCGGCGTGCCCGCGTATCAGCAGTTTTACGAGTTCGGGATTTTCATCTGGAAGATGCTGTACCGCGGGCTGTACCGGCCGTGGCACGTGGTGAACGCGCCCACGGCGGCGAACCCGAACGGCCGGCGCACGCTGTTCCGGCTGAACACGGCCAAGGCCGTCAGCGCGGAGCTGGCGTCGTTGGTGTGGGGCGAGGAGTGCGCCATAAAGGTGTCAGCGAACGGGTGGACGGAGCAGGCCGACCCGGAGACCGGCGTGATCACCAACCCCGACCCGCTGAACGAGTTCATCCAGGCGGTGCTGCGTGAGAACGCCTTCGGTGAGAAGATGCAGGAGTTCATCGAGCAGGGGCTGGCCCTGGGCGGCGGCGCGATGAAGGTGTGGCGCGACGCGCGGCGGGACCGCGAGGGTAACGAGGTGCCCGACAGCGGCCGGATCGTGCTGGGCTACTGCATGGCGGATCAGTTCGTGCCGACGGCGTGGGACAACGCGCGCGTGACCGAGGGCGTGTTCATCAGCCGCGTGGCAAAGAAGGGCTATTACTATACCCGGCTGGAGTGGCACGCCTGGGACGGCTTGACCTACACGATCCGGAATGAATTGTACCGCAGCGAGATGCAGAAGGGCGCGCAGGCGGGGCAGAACCAGGACATCCTCGGCATTCGTGTGCCGCTGGCGGAGATGTATCCGTGGCTGGACGAGGAGACCGTGGTGCCGGTGGGCGAGAGCCTGTTCAGCTACTGGCGGACGCCCATCGCCAACAACATCGACGACAACAGCCCGCTGGGCGTGAGCATCTATGCCAACGCGCTGGAGACGCTTCACGCCATCGATATCTGCTATGATTCCTTTGTGCAGGAGTTCCGGCTGGGGAAGAAGAAGATCATCGTCCCGGCGCGATTCCTGCGCACGGTGGTCGATCCGGTGACGGGCGCGCAGCGGCGGTACTTCGACCCGAATGACGAGACCTTTGTGGGCATGGCCGACGACGACGGCACGGCGGGCGTGAAGGACATCACCGTCGAGCTGCGGGTGGAGGAGCACGTGGCGGCGCTGAACGCGTTTCTGTCGATCCTGTGCCTGCAGCTTGGGTTCAGCGCGACCACGTTCTCATTTGACGAGGGCGCGGGGCTGAAAACCGCGACGGAGGTCGTCAGCGAGAACAGCAAGACCTACAAGACCATCAAGACGGTGCAGAACCAGCTGGTGCCGGCGCTGGAGCACCTGGTGCGCAGCATCATCGACGTGGCAATCCTGTACGGGATGCAGTGGAACGGGCAGAGTGTGGAGAGCCTGGCCGCCGGTGGGTATGAGGTCAAGGTGACGTTTGACGACGGCGTGACGCAGGACCGGCAGACGAATTTGAACGAGGGCGTCATGCTGGCCGGGGCGGGGATTCTCAGCAAGTTCACGATCCTGACCGACCGGAAGTACGGCATCGGCATGACCGAGAAGGAAGCCCAGGCGGAGCTGGAGCGGGTGAAGGCGGAGCAGACCGCGCGGGTGGACGTGCGGGATATGTTCAATACGGCGGAGTGATGGAGGGGAAAGAACCATGAGTTGTAACGACAAGAGCTATGAAGAAGTCTGTCAGAAGCAGATTGCCGAGTTGGAAGCAGAAGTTGAACGACTGGGCGCTGAAAATCACCGGCTGCATCAGATTCAAGGCTGGCTCAAATCACGCAATGACGAGCTCGAAAAGATTGCGAGCTCGTATAAAGCCATCAACACCATAGACGAGCATCTGATCAGACTGAAATATAAGGGCGAGGACTGACCCATGATCAACCCCGAATTCCTGAATGAGCTGGGCTTTGCCATGGCCGAGGTTTACGCGGCGTGCACGGACCGGCTGCTGATCAACCTGGCGCGACACTTCAAATACCTGCGCGAGGACGAGCAGCCGGGCGGGGCGTTTGACTACCAGGCGCAAAAGCTGGCCGAGTTCGGGCAGGTGAACGCGGAGAGCGTTTCGATCATCGAGGCGATGCTGGACGGGGCCGACGCCGCCCTGCGGGACTGCCTGGAGGTGGCCATCATCGACGCGCTGGAGGACGTGGAGCCGGAACTGCGCAAGGCCGCGGAGGCCGGGATTCTGGGCGGCGGCGTGCCGCCGGAGGTGAGCCCGAGGACGTCTGCGGCGTTCCGGTTCTACTACGAGCAGAGCGCGGACCGGCTGAACCTGGTGAACACCGTGATGCTGGAGAGCACGGCCAACGCCTACCGGCAGACGGTGAGCGACATTACGGCGCGGATGCAGCGGGCGCAGAGCGCGCTGAACGCGGCGACCGGACAGGTGGTCACGGGCGTGGAATCGTTCAACCGCGCGCTGAAGCTGGCGACGGACAAGATGGTGGCGAACGGGATCACCGGCTTTGTTGATCACGGCGGGCACCAGTGGAGCCCCGAGGCGTATGTCGCCATGGACATGCGGACGACGTTTCACAACGTGAGCCGCCGGGCGTTCTGGGACAGGAACGAGGAATACGCCAACGACCTGTATCTGGTGAGCCAGCACCCCGGGGCGCGGCCTCTGTGCTATCCGTGGCAGTGCAAGGTGATCAGCCGGAAGGACGAGGCGCGGGACGTGACCGACGGCGCCGGGAGCCCGGTGCACGTGTGGGCGCAGAGCGAGACGACCTACGGCGAGCCCGCCGGGCTGTTTGGCATCAATTGCGGCCATCACCCGATGCTGTTCGTGCCGGGGGCCACGATGGTGCCGGAGCTGCGGCAGGACGAGGACGAGAACGCGAAGCAGTACGCCGAGAGCCAGAAGCAGCGCGGCCTGGAGCGGGACTTCCGGGCGGCGCGGCTGACGCTGGAGGTGGAGAAGGCGCGGGGCGCGGACGCGGCGACGATCCGAGAGGCCCGGGAGGGCGTCAGGAGAGCCGACGAGAAGCTGGGCCGGTTCTGCGACGAGACCGGCCGGAAGCGGCGCAGGGAGCGGGAATACGCGCCCGTCAAGGCGTCGTGGCCCGACCCGACGACCCATGGCAGCAGCCCCACGGCGGTGCGGGACGCGCTGCGGGATTATTTCGGAAATGGAGGGATTCAGAGTGGCCTGTGAGCACAAGCGGATCAAGAGCGTGAACTGCGTGATCTTCTGCGAGGATTGCGGGGCGAAGTTGGACAAGCCCCCGGAGCCGGCGACGGAAAAGAAGCCGGTCAAGAAACCGGCGAAGAAAAAGACGGAGGCGTGAGAGCATGATCGACGTGAGCAAGATGAGCAAGACCGAGTTCGGCCCGGAAATGGGCGAGATGAACCCCATCTGCGTGACGCTGCACAAGGCGGCGGAGATCGTCGAGACGGCAGACCGCACGCCCGACGAGAGTGTGAAGCGGCCCCTGCTGGACGGGGCGCGGACGATGCTGCAGAACGTGATCGACGCGCTGGACGGCAGGCGCACCGAGGGGCTGGTGGAGCCGGACAACGGGGACGACGACGAATAGAGCATCGGTTAATAAATGCGGTGGCGGAATAGGTAGACGCTGCGTCGTGAGAACTTGCGAGAAACCCAATGCCTGTGACACGAGATTAGATTCGGTGACTGTCGATTAAAGGCAGAGCGAAAAGACATTTTCATGTAAGGTGCAAATCCTTACCCGCATTTCATTTGTTGATCAAGGCAACTATCCGGGATTCCTGGACGGTTGCTTTTTTCATACCATTACGCCGCGCGGCTGGCGGTAAAGGCCGCAGCGCCCGCATTCAGGGCGGAAAAGGAGAATGAGATGGCACTTTTTAAAAGGCCGGATCTGAAGGCCCAGGGACTGACGGACGAGCAGATCGACTACATCATGACCGAGGCTAACAGGAGCCTGTCCAAAAACTACGTTCTTGCGAGCGACGTTCAGGGACAGATCGACACCGCCAAGGCTGAATGGGAGAAGGGGCAGACCGTCCCCGACCCGACCGAGAGCGACGCCTACAAGGCGCTGCAGGGCGAGTTCACGTCCTACAGGCAGATGCAGGAGGCGCGCGGCTCAAAGGACTACGAGGGCGTAAAGCCCAAGTTCTTTGAGACGGTCTATGGCATGGTGGATCGCGGCGACGGCGCGGAACCCGTCGACAAGCAGCTGGCTGGCATCCGGGAGAAATACGAGGAGTATTTCACGCCACAGCAGAGCCAGCAGAAACCGCCGACCTTTGGCGCGCCCGTGGAGGGCAGCATGCCGAAGGGCGAGACCGGCGCGGTGAAGGGATTCGCCGACGCCTGGGGATTCGTCCCCAAGAAAACCTAAGAAAGGATGATGATTAATGCCTTTTGTGCAGACTGATGTCAACTATGCGGCTGAATACAGCCGCGCGCTGGCCGAGGCTTATCCCTATCTGTCGTATTTCGGCGCGATTTGGGCGAGCCCGAACAGCACTCTCTACCGTCCGGGCATGGGTAAGACCATGTATATCCCGAACATTTCCACCAGCGGCGCGCGCGACGTGAACCGCAACCAGATCACCGGCACCTTCAACCGCAACTGGAACAACGAGCTGCAGGCGGTGACGCTGCAGATGGACCGCGAATGGGATACCCTGGTTGATCCCATGGACATCCTGGAGACCGGCGACGTAGCGACCATCGCCAACATCACCCGCATGTTCAACGAGTTCCAGAAGGTGCCGGAGATGGACGCTTTCATGGCCTCCAAGCTGGCCTCCTTCGCCAGCTCGTTCGGCGGTGTGAGCACCACTTCCCTGGACTCCTCCAACATTCTGGGCCAGTGGGACAACGCAATCGCCTACATGGTGAACCAGCGCGTCAACCGTGACCGCCTGGTGGCGTACATGATCCCGAACGTGTACAAGCTGCTCAAGCAGGCCACCGGCCTGACCCGCTTTATCGAGGTGACAAACGGCATCCAGGCGGTTGACCGCAATGTGGCGCGTCTGGACGGCGTGACGATCATCGAGGTTCCTGAGGACATGATGAAGACCGCCTATACCTTCACCGAGGGCTGGGCCGTCGACACGTCCACCGCGCAGCAGATCAACTTCCTGATCGTCGACCCGATGGCTATCGGCGCGCCGATCAAGTACGAGACCAGCATGATGTCCGCGCCCACCGCGCAGAGCAAGGGCAAGTACCTGTACTACGAGCGGTACTACTACGGCGTGTTCATCCTGAACCAGCGTCAGGCGGGCGTCTACGCCAACCTGGGCGCGGCTCCGAGCCTGGGCAGCCTGACCGTGACCTCCACCGCCGGAAGCGCCGCGGGCGCGACCAACGTGGCCGTGAGCGGTAACGGAATCTGGGGCGACGGAACGGCCATGGAGGGCCTGAAGATCGTGTACAGCACCGGCAATGACGCGGCTATCGTGCCGACCTATGGCGCGGTGCCTGACGCGACGAAGACCTGGGCCAACGCGACCTCCAATCCCATCGCGCTGACCAGCCAGACCGCGGGCAAGTACATCACCGTCGTGTTGGTGAACAAGCAGACCGGCTACGTCGTGGCGGGCGGCTCCACCACGCTGGTGGTCGGGACCTGATGATAGGAGGCGAGCGACGTGGCGCAATATTTGACCTATGCGCAGTATCAGGACTGGGGCGGGACACTCAATGAGAACGCCTTCAACCTGGCCGAGATCAAGGCACGCTCGCGGATCGACGCGCTCACCATGGG